TGCCGTTGGGCGTGGCGTGCGACGTGTCGCCCTTGTTTGTCGTATGCGAGACGCCGCCGTCGACCAGCATTTTTATGACGTTGCCGGCCATATCGTAAATCGCCTGGCCGCCCGAGGGCAGATCCTTCTGGCGATATTTCTGATGCTCGAAGCCCACGGCCCAGACGCGATCGGCGCGACCGCCCTGCGTCATCAGCAGCCCTTCCGACCCGGCCGGCGGGTTGCTCGCGAAGCCGAAGTCATGCAGCCGCACGACGTTCTTAAGCTCTTCGCCAGCGAGCCCCGTCAGCTTGAGGCGCTGAAAATCGCCAGAGTCGTCGACCTCGACGACGGCCACGCGGCGCACCATGCTGCGCGTCGCATCGCGATGCTCGTCATAGGGCACGAGTCAGTAACCTCCCCAATCCGATCCGCTGTCGCCGCCGCCGCCAGACTGGCCGCCATAGGCGCGCGGATCGACGAGGGCGAAGGTCGCGGTCGTATTGTGCGACTGGTGATAATGGATGCTCTCGATGAGCATGTCCTGCTGCAGGCCGAGGAAGGGGCTTTGCACATAGACCTTGGAGCCCGGCTCCCAGAGCGATCCATTGTCGTCGCGCCAGCCGACCGTGGTGATCGTCGCGCGGATCGAATCCCCGGCATGGCGGTCGCGGTGATACTTGGCGCGCGCCTTGGCGCGATCCTTGTTGGTGTTGCCGTCGATGACGATGAGGCGCTTGCGGTCGCGCTGCACGCCAGAGTCCTTTGATGTTCCCTCGATCTGCATCGCATCCGAGCCGTGGCCGTCATAGGATTGGCCGCGCGCCAGATATTCCTTCATGCGGTTGCAGGCGTTGAGATGCGATGTTCCATCGAGAATATTCTGACCTTCGATCAATTGGCCGCCGCCGCGGCTCATCGACGAGGCGTCGGTGATGGCGATGGAGCCGTCGGCCATACCCATGAGCGTCTTGCCCTGATCCCGGCATAGGCGCTCGACCTCGCGAAACACGGTCGCGCCGGGGATGAGCTGATATTCCTTAACCTTGTCGAGCTGCGCGAGCGCCTGGAACTGCACGCCCTGCGGCGCGATGGCCTTGGCGATCTCGAGCGGCGTCTTATTGTCGAAGCGCCCGGTCTTATGCACGGCGGAACTGTCGACGGCGTCCTGTCCCGTCGAGCGTCCGGCGATCGTCATGACCTGCTCGCGCGGGCCCATATGCGCGTCGCGGCGATCGACGAAGCCCGTGAAGACGAGGCCGGCGTCGCAGGAGATCGTGACCTTCGCGCCCAGCGTGAAGATGTTGTGCGTCGCGCTCGGCCCCCACTTGTCGGCGACGACGAGGTGGAAATGCCGGCAGGCCTCGTTCATCGCCGCATGAATGGCGATGTCCTTGAAGGCGTCGAAGTCCTGGCCTCCGACGGAGATGCGGACGTGCTCGGTTGAAGGCATTTTCTGCTAGGCTGCGAGCGCGTCAAAGCGCAGCGGCATGAAGCTCGGATGCTTCACATTGTTGCGCGCGACGAGCTCGCTCCAGCGCGTTGGATCATTGTAGAGCCGATAGGCGAGCAGCACCGCGGGCAGCGCGCGCGGCGCTGTGACGATGACGATGGGCTTCAGCGTCGTCGCGAGCGTCGTCAGATAATCCGACACCGCTGCGCGCAGCGCCGCGATTGACGTGATCAGATCGAGACTCTCGACCGCTACCGCCGCGATGAGCTCCTGATCGAGCATTTCGTTCATGAGCGCGCGCGCCGCGACGGCGTCGGGGCGATTGTCGAACGCGGCCTTGAGTAGCGAGGTCGCATAGGCCGAGATCAGCGTGAGCCGACCCACCGCGGCGAGCTTGGCGGCGTTCCTTTGCAGCACGAAGGCCGACTGCGTCGTGAGCGTCGAGGGCGCGGGAGCCGGAAAGAGCGAGACGGCCTGCGCGAAAGCGCCTTGCCCCGTCGCTGGATCGACGCCACTCGCCAGAGCGACCGCATTGGCGACCAGCGACGGCGTCAGCGCAGGATCGAGCCCCGTGGCGCCGGAGACGGCCTGCGGAATTGCAGCCATGGCCTGCACATTGGCGAGCGAGACGGCGGCGGAGACTTGTGGATCGGTCGTCGTCGTCGTGCGCACGCTTTCGAGCGCGGCGGGGATTTCGTCGAGCGCCGCGACCGTCGCGTCATTGATCCAGCCGGGCTGGCCGGCGACGGCGACCGTCGCCGCGAGCGACGCGATGGAGACGCTCAGCGCGGAAACGGCGTCGAAGGCGAGCGCCAGGGAATAGCCGGCGGAGGCGGAATAAGTTGCGAGACCTTCGCGAATGAAGGTCATTTCAAACGCGATGTAACCGGCGCGATCCCGATCGCGGCGCCGCGTCCAGGGCTGCACGGCGCGCGCCGGAAACGGCCCATAGATCGGCAGGACCAGCGTGGCGGCTCCCTCGACCGAGAGCATGCGCGCGACGGCGTGAGAATCGCTGTCGGCTGTGTCGCCGACGAGATAGCCGGTCACGCGATAGCGCTTCGGCCCGTCGCCCATGTCCTCGAGGAAGGGCACGTCGTTATGCGGAAACTCATGCACCGCAATGCGGCGCCCGCCCTCCTCGGCGTCGCTCTCGACCCAGAAGGGCGATCCGCCATAGGAGGCGGGGAAGAGGGTTTGCGTCCAGTCACGAGACATAGATGCTCCTATTCATCGACCCATATATGGCCGGGCGTTTCTGCGTCAAACATCACAAATTTTTTGACACGTTTTTTAGCCGGCGGCGCTGTCGGCGTTCTACCGTCGGAAGCCTTATCGGTTCCGAGCGCGCGCAAGAGCGCGCCATAATCCTTCGGATGCACGAGGCCGCGGTCGGTCTCGAGCAAAGGCTGAAAGCGCGCGCCGGATTGCGTCGCGATGTCTTTCAGGCGCTCGTTAACGCCCTTGAAATCGCTGCGCGGCCCGACGCCGAGCACGGTGATACGCGAGGGCTCCGCGCCCTTGGCCTTGGCGGCCTCGATCTGCTCGGAGAGCATGCCGGCCTGCGTGGGCGCGTTGGAGGCGCCGGAAGAGATCACGACAGGGCGCCCTGAAAGCGCGCCCTCGGGCAATCTCTTAATAGCGCCGAGCACTTCCTGCGGCGGGCGTCGGATTTGCGTGTCTCCGAAGCCGCGCGCAGCGCCGCGCAGCCCATGCGCAAGCGAGTCGCCGATGAAAGCCGCCGGCGCGACGGCCGGTTTGGGCGTCATGGTCTGGCGCGCCTCGGCCGATCCGGAGTCGAGGAACTCCCGGGCTAGGCCGCCGACATCGCGCTGCATTTGTGCGACATGCGTTCGCACTGTATGCCGGCCGCCATCGTCCGAGAGGTTATATTTTCCCGGCGATCCGGCGTTGATCGTCGAATAAAGGTCGAGCAGACCCATTCCGGGCTTGAATCCACGGTCCTTAAGATAGGCCTCAACGGCCGGCAGCTGCTCCTTAAAGCTCTGCTTCTCGTTTGCGCCGTATTTCTCGCGCTCCCAATGGCCGCGCCAGCCTCCGCCGCCGAATTGGATCAGACCCATAAACTGACCGCCCGCGCCGCCCCAGATCTTCGGGCTGAATGTGCCCTCGGTTTCATAGGCGATGGCGGTCGCGAGGGCCTCTGGCGACGTGCCCAGCCGCGCGGCGCTTTCCTTCAGCGCCTCGGCGTTCTCGCGCGTGAAATAGGGGTTTTTGACGCTCGATGCCGGCGGCGGGGCGGGTGTCGCCGGGGCGGCGGGGCCGGCCGGCGTGACGGGCGCCATGCCCGTGCGCGTGGCCTGCGGCGCGGCGGCGGAAGGCGTGGCGTGCGCCGGAGGCGCGGCCGGCGTGGTGGTGACGGGCTTGGGCGTCGTGGGCGCTGGCGCCGAGGCAGGGGTTGCGCCGCCCACGGCTTTGGGCGTCGTCGAGCCAGCGGGCGCGCCAGAGAGCCTAGCGGCGTCGGCGCCGTAATTTATCTTGCCCGGGTCGGCCCATTTGACTGGGGCGGGAGAAGACGCGGGCGGCGAGGGCGCAGAGCTTGCGGGCTGGCCGGACGCGGGCGCGGGCTGAGAGGGCGTTATGGGGGCGGTCGGGCGCGGGGTCGCGCCATGCGAAACCGGCCGCGCGGGCGAGGGATGAGCCCCGGAGGCGTGCGGTGTGACAGGCGAGACGCGATGCGGCGTCGCGCCCTGCGCGGCACGGGCGCGGGGAGCGGGATGCGAAACATGCGGCGTGGCGGGACCGCGGCGGCTATGCGGGCTGCGGCCCGAGCGGCGATGCGCAGCGGAAAGGGGCGCTCCGAGCTCGGATGGATCGGCCGTCGTCGGCGCGGCGCCCGGCCCCGAGAGCGGCGGAAGCTCGCCGCTTTCCTGCATGGAATAGGAACCGCCGATGCCGTCGAACTGGCCGAAGAGAAGGTTGTATTCGCGAGTCGTGACGGCCATTTCCGCGCCTAAAACCCGGCGCCTCCGCCGGCCCAGGCGCTGGGGGAGGCCTCCGGCATGCTGCGGCCCGTGTCGGCGCGCAGATTACCCATCGTCGAGACGACTTCCTTGATCTTGCCGACGATCCATTCCTCGGCGGCGACGATCTCGGCCGTTATCTTGATCTCCGCCGCGCCCTTCAGCTCGGCGATGACGTTCTGCCGATGATCGAGCGAGGGGATCGACGGGCCGGCCATGTAGCGGCCCTGCGTGTCATACCAGGGATTGGTGATGCGCGGCAGCGCGAGGCCCGATGTCTGAATTCCGAGCTGCGGATTGAGCCGCTGCACCGTGTTGTAATTGACGACCGGCGAATAGTCGCCGCGCATGCGGGCATAGACGTCGCGCGACCTCGGGCCGTTCCAGGTTTCGCTCTCCTCGCGCTCCTTGCGCTTGCCCCAGAGGTCGAAAAGGAGCTTGCTCACGGCGTCCCAGACGCTCGCGGATTTGAGCACGCTCTCGTCGAATTTGGCGACAGCCTGCGAAAAAGAAAAGATCGGCTGCGAGAAGTCGCGCACAAGGCCGGTAAAGAGCGATCCGCCGAGGGAGTCGAGCGAATTCTTGAGCCCCTGCCAGACGACGGTCGGGTCCTGCTTCGAAAGCCGATCGGCCGCCTCGAGGCCCTGCGCATTGCGCCACATCGCTCTATCTTTTTCGATGCGAGGTTGCTGCGTCAGCATCTCGCCGACGAGCTGCGCGCCGATCGTGTTAGAGAAGACACGCGGCACCATGGCGAGCTGATCTGCTTTGCTCGTAATGCCGTGCTTATCCATCGCTTTTTGTAGATATTCCTTCGTCCACTGATAAGGGTTTTCTTGCGCCAAGCGCCATCCCTTGACATGGCCGCCTGGCTTAAACCCCTTGGCTTCTCCCGTCTTTGTGAAGTCGACGTCTTTTTTATCGATGAGCCCCAGATCGACCAATTGCCGAAAGGCGCGATGATCCATTTTGCCGCCGATCAGCTCGGCGTTGAATGACGCGATAGCCTTACCGTAACTCGACCCGCCGAGCGACTGCGCGAGCGACGGCGCTGTCGACATCATGAACTCCTCAGAGAGGCCGGGCGTCGCCTGCCGGCCATATTTGAACATTTCATAATATTGATACGGCCTTAGCGTGTCGCCGAAAGCATTCAGCCCCTTGGCGATGCCATTCATCATTCGATGAAACTTGGCCGGGTCCTGCGTGCCTCCTTCGATTTCTATGCCCTTAAGCAGCTTATGCATTTCCTCCGTCGCATCCATGCCAGGATGCGCGGCCTGCGTAATGAGCTTAAGCCGCGATGTGTCGTCGGCGACGTGAATTGCCTCTTCTGTTGATCCGACGATGCCGCGCGCGTTGCGGATCATGTCCATCATCTCGGTCGTTCCCAAGGACGGCATTTGCGTGTGCAGCGCGGCTGCTTTTTCTGTCGTCGCCTTGATTTCCTCCGGAGTCATTCCGCTGGAAACCATCCTTTGCACTTCATGAATCCTGCCGGCGGCGGAGTGAATGGCGGCGGCGGCGGCCTCGGCCGCGCCCGCGACGCCCGCAATGCCGGCGGAGAAGAGCGCGAGGTTTTTGGTCGCGCGCAGGATCGCGGCGTCGACGTCGACCGATCCGGCCGCGCCGCTGATTCCCTTGCCCGCGATCTTGTCGACAGCGGGCGAACTTCCCGCCGCCTTTTTGGCGATGGCGTCCATCTTGGCGCTGATCGCCGCGAAGGCCGGGCCGGTCTTGTCCTCCGCCTCGATGACCGCCTTGGCTTGCAAAACGGTCGCCATGCGAAGCTCACTTCCCCTTGATGAACTTCTGCCGCCGCTCCTGCCACAGCTGATGCTCGGCGACTAGGTCGAGCAGCTGCGAGAATGTCATCTCGCGCGCGCTGTAGTAATCGATCAGGCGGAATTCGAAGACGAGGAGTCCGAAGGCGTCGCGGACATGCTCGCAGACAGGATGCGCTGTGCCCAATCCACGAGTTCCGGCGTCGGGCGCATGCCCTCCTCGATGCTTCGCACCGCGGTCTCCAGCGTCGCGCCGGTAAAAAAAGCGGTGAGCGCGCCCCTCACCTCCATGCCGTCGGCGAGCGAGGCCATGCGCAGGAAGTTGAGGCCGCCGCCGTCGATCGGATTGACGCCGTCGAAGGTCAGCAACGCGTCGAGGTAGTGATTGATCGCGTCCTCTTGCGGGATCGCGTAGGAATTGCCATCGCGCGTGCGGATGGCGAGGCTGATCTCGCCGAAATCCGCGAGATGCCCGGCCGTCGGCTCGCGCAGGATGACGGAATCGCGCGGCACGCCGAACCATTCGACGGGCTTATGCAGCTTGATGAGCTTGTCGGTCATGAATGCCCTTTAGGCGAGCGGTTGCGCCAGCGCAGAGCGATCCGGAGAAGACTAAGCGCCCCCAGAACCCTGCGTCATCTGATATTTCGGCGCCACGAGCTTGATGCCCGTGACCTCGCCAGTGTGATGATCCTTGCGCGGCTTGCCGATAAAGAAGCTTCCGGTCCAGGTATGCAGGCGCTTCGTTTCGGTTTCCGAAAGCACAATGTTGTAAGGGCCGCCGGCGAAGATCGAGTCCCAGGTGATGGCGCTATTGGCCGGCAGGTCCTCGAAGCTCGCCTCGGCCACATAGGCCGAGTTTTTGATCATGCGCGAGATCGAAAGGTCCTGATTGACGACGACGTCATATTCCGCCTTCGTCGGCTCGCTGTCGAACTTTGCACGGAGCTTTAACTGATTGCCCGCGTAAGTGAAGGTCATCACGCCGCCGAAGTCGGACATGGGGGAAGCTCCAAAGAAAGGGGAGAGGGGTCCGGCGGGGCTCTCCCCCACCCGGCCTGCTGCGCGGGCCGCCCTCCCCGCAAGGGGG